GTCATCTGCTTTCCATGGCAGTTAACATATGAAGTAGTTCCACTACGCAAGTACAAAGCATAAAAACTTCTAAAAATGGGAACGTCACCAGCTAATGATAACCCGCCTAAGCCAACAGCATGCATCCATAGGGGCATCATTTTCTCATAGATTTTGGGGTCTTTCAACAAAACACTGTCTTTAGCAAGAGCAGTCCATGGGTTACGACACATAGTCCACCCTTCAGAAACTTGTACAGGTTTCGTCTGGCAGAATTCTATGTGTTCAAACTCATAACTGGGTGGTTCGACAGTCATATTAAATCCCATATCCAAAAACCAAGATTTTAATCCATCTTGGAATTGGCCAAGCTTCTTTCTCTCCATGAAAACAACACAATCATCACCATTGTTCGCCAACTGCCCATCAATCGACTTCTCCAGGAGATACGCTTTGATCATCATGCACATAAGCACACAATTACCAAGGCTAGTATTCATATCTCCACTCATCCTTGTCCCCTCAACTTTATATTTCAACTCTCCATCAGGAACAAATCCAGAACAATGATTAACTAACTGGTGTTTCAATAATTTCATAAGCTTGGCTTTATGTTTATGTGAACGAAAACAGCACTCATAAATAGAATGCTCAAACTTCAATGCTGTTTTCGACACGTGCTGGTCAAATCGTGACGCATCCAGCCCAATGGCGACTGGATTTTCAAACATATCCCATTTCTCACGTAGTGTAGTAGCAACGCAATCAGTATCCATACCTTTGAACACAGTACGGTGGCCAAACAAACCACCAAGGGCATCGAACACTAACTCCTCAATAGGTCTGAGGTAACGAGCTATTCTAAGATTGAACCGGGAAGACCGAGGGGATATGACTCGAGGAACAGGGTCCTTTTTGCTAGTCCTATCGGTCTTCTCATACTTCACAAACACCTCAACTTTGGCCTCCTCTTCAATACGCATGGGTTTCTCAACCATGGACTGAAGAGCATTTTGATACCTCCTTCTTTTGCAGCCCTTGAAACTAGCGACAGTGCGCTCATGGTTCCACGGGGCGGTTACTGGGAGAAAAGGTAGCAAAAGTGCCTTAACAGGCTCCATCCTGTTAAGAAAGACTTCGGTTGAGGGCCTTGGAGGAGGAACAAATTCACCACTGTCATTTTTCACAAAGAAAACACGCTCTTTGACAGCCCTCTCCAAGGTGGTAATATCATTATTAAAAGGCACAACAACAATGTCTGGAGAAACATTATTGACACGCATACAAACACGATCACGAGTGAGTCCCAACTTTCGCACCACGTGTAACGTACCAGGGAGATTTGGTGCTTTCGATAATAATGTCCCCTGGCCGTGTACTACAGTTGGGCACCCCTATGCTTGGCACGCCAACCGGAACAACCGGTTGACATCCCCTTCACCATCAACTCTTGTCTTGATCGGTGACTCATCAATCAATATTTTAGTATTGTTGTGGACCATAGTGGGTATAAATGAAAGGTAGACCGCGCGGTCAATGGCTAATGCCTTGTCACACGTACGCAAGTCAACAAACCGCTCTTCAACGAGTTTGAGCAACCACTTACGAGTGACAAGCACATTAGCTTGACTGACCACACGGGGCCCAAATTTGACATAAGCCTCCTTGGCAAGGGCAGTGGCAAACTTACTACGACCACCTTTGACAAGTCTCCTCCTCCTCTTCTCGATCACGCCTACCTGAGAACGAACACCATTGTTTACAGTATATTTCATCTTAACATCAACGTGTTCTTCTACAAATTCCTCAGGCGACTGTTCTGTCTTGTCCATGTCATCCAGCAAGATCTTAGCAACCTGCTGGCCGTTGGTTCCGCTCACAGCAACGTTATAAACGTATTTGATCCATTTAACCCCCCATTTCATCAACACAACAGCGGGTTCCTCAGCCACAATCTGTTTAGCAATCTTGGGTGCAATTTTGGTATCAAGTGAAAAGATTTCCTTAAAGCCTGACATTGTAAATTAC